CGGCAAGAGAAAAGGACGATACAAGGCCGCCCAATAGTGTTGCACTAGCGCCGTTAGCGCCAGCAACATCCCAATCTTCTTTCTCTCGGGAGATCTTGTCGATCCAATCCCAGTATTCGCCTTCGCTCTTAATTTCTAAGATGCGGTCGTAATTACCTTCAAATAAAGGCAGTACGTTTTCAATTCTGGGATCTTTTTCATTGTCTTTTGTGAACTGAACAGAATCGAACTGGGGATCTTCAACGTATGTTGGTCTTCCCATATCGTCGTAAACGCCTAGTAAATTGCTTTCGATAGAAAACAATCCGATGCTTTTGGCTACCGAATCTCCAAACGAGATTTCCTCTGGCTTACTAAATAAGTCCGGGAATTCTGGATCGAGCTTTTGGGCAGTTAGGGATTCTAAATAGCTATCAGTGTCTGGTCGGTTATTTTCAGTATTTTGCAATTCTTCTAATGTGATCCCCGTTCCGAACGGATTGACCGGCTTATCAGACACTATAGCTCCTATACGATATTTTCTGTATTAAGCGATCCTTTAAATAAGTTCGCTTCAGCTACCCTACGGGTTTGTAGACCAGCAATTTTCTTTAAGTTAGATTTGTATTGAATTTCATTTGCGGCTTCGCGTAACTTCCCTTGCTTGATGTACCCAATTAGATTTGGACCCAGCAAAGATGGGTTATTGAAAGCCAGCGACACAAGCGCCAGTCTTTGATTTCTGGTTAAAGCAACGTCGCCTAATTTGGAATCAACAGCTCTTTCAGCTTCTTCGATAGTAGCATTGAATAAATCAATCGCTTGCTTTTCTGTTAGCTGAACTTTTCCGCTGTATACGCCGTCGAAATCTTGAACCCCGACAGCCTGTATCAAATTCTTAGCGTCCTTTCGCTCCAGATTAAATCCAATACCAACCGTGCGATTGCCTTTAACAGCTTTGCTGCTGAGGACATCTCTTCCGGTTACGTCGTCGTAAGCTTTGTAACGCTTCCCTTCAACTTTGGATAAGAAATCTAAACGCTGATTTGCGTATAATTTATCTGGGGCAGACCCTTTTGGATCTGTATATCTATTGTTCAATTCTGTATCTGCCATTAATTTATCTAAATAAGCCCGGGCTTCTTTCTCATTGGTGATATTCGGGCGACCGTTAGCCAGGTACGCCCGGTTATCAATGATTCCTTGATCGGCTAGATGGCTCGATATTTCGTCCACCTTTTTTCCTATGAAGTGAGATAAATCACTAAAAGGATTGGTTTTCTGTAAAGGGGCTTGCGCCACTTCCATCATTTCAGGCATCTAGTTATTCCTTTCGGCTTGTCTTTCCTGCAACTCGCGGATGATTCGTTGTTCCATAGATTCACCAATGAATCTTAGGGTTACCATGTCCTTATTATGGGGCATGGGGTAGAAACGGAACCCACGTAATTTCTCTTGCATTTGTTCAGGCATCCATCCGTCTGGTCCAATGTCTTTTGGAATAGATAATTCCACTGATTGAACTCCAGCGTTCATGCTTAATACCGGCGCGGTTGGGTCTGTTGGGGCAGCAAAGGAAACTTTCTGTCCAGCACGTGCGACGAACGGATAGTCCATCCCATCGACATCAATTCGGACACCGGCTCCGGGAACGCCCTGTTTGGAATACGAATCCCAGCCGACTGAACTTAGGGATACACCAGATTGTCCGATGGATCTCATGGACTCATTAAATCCGCTTTTAGCGGCATTAAGTTCGTCCAGTGTAAATGCTTTAGTCTCTACAGCTTTACCGCCAATCATTTGTAGTGCCGGTCGGTTACGGTCTGCTAGGGCTAGATTCCCGCCCTGAAGGATCAGGTCGGATTTACTTAGTAAACCTTTAGCTACGAAGTCTTCCACATATTCAGCGTCTTTACCGCCAACTTCGGAAAACAAAGCCGAAGCTCGGCGAAGGTCTTGTTCAATAGATGCGCGGAGTCCGGGGGATACAGTAGCTTGGCTACCGAACCATCCACCGTCGGCTCCGGGAATATATTTATCAATAGCCGTACCGACCACTCGGTCAATAGACGCAGCAATGGTGCTGTCCTTATTGTCTCCGATAGGATAGTCGCGCCATCTTTGTGCGCTCTCCGCTTTAATAAGCATAGAGTTGGCAACCGCCTGTTCGACAGGAATACCAGCAGTAACCTGAGAATTCACAACGTCAAATACTGCGTATCCGTATTCTCCGACAGCAGATCTAACCAGCGGCGAATCGGCGGCATTGATACCTTTTAATAGGTTATAGCCAGAGATTCGGTCGTTTGGATTTGGGGACGTTAATAACCCTTGAGCTTGATTCTTAATATTGCTTGGAATATAGCGGTTTGCAATTATCGTAGCGTCAACAGATGCTTTAGCTTGGTCAGGAGACCCACCGTTCTGCACGATGTTATCGTACAGATGGGCTAGATATTTATCGCCATACTTATTCCAATCAGCATCGCTTTGTAAAATCGCGTTGGGGTTACCCTGCGTTTTACCTTCTACGTTAGCAACAAATTGCGAGAATTTAGCGTCTTCGACCAGTCCTTTTAGGGCGGATTGATATACAGTGTCCCACCGACTAGAGATTCCACCTCGGGAATCGTTACGATGTGACATGAGGTCTTGGATTGCTTTGGTCGGAGAAACTGTTCCATCGGCAAGGCCGTTTTCGATCCTAGTGAGATCTTGATAGGCCCAGCCAGAATCTATGGACGACAAATTCGCTATGTATTGCTCTTCGAATTTTCTTGCGGATTCACCGCCCATTTCTCTGAGCGTTAGGCCGTTATCCATTTTGTAATCTAGCAATTGACTTACAATTGCGCCGGACTTCTCGCTGGACAAACCAGCATCAAATACGGTCTTTAAAAACAATCCCGGAGCAGAAGATTTCTTTCCGACAGGAAGAATTAGTTCAATATCTTTACGAAGTTTTTCTAGGTCGTCTACGCTAGGGACGATACCCTTAGAGACGTTGATAGAAAATTCTTGAACTCTCGCATCTAAGGTTTTATCTGTAACATCATTATGCGCCGATTGATTCCAGGCATAAATCATGCCAGACATATCCGATAACGCACTCTGTCTTAGAGATGCTTCAAATACCGGGTCAGCGCCTTTACCGATTAATTCATCAAGCTGCTTCTGAAGAATTGCTTCAGGATCTTGATCGGGTGTTAGGGATGCTAATGTTTTAGAGAAGTTTGACTTCTCCGATTCCCATATCTTTACGCCTAGAGATTTCGAATAGGTATCCCGATAGGCCAAGAAATCGTTAAGCGATGTATCGCGCTCTCGACCAGCCAAAGCGTCTGCCTTAGCTTTCTCTTGGTATTCTTGATTGTCCTTGTCAATCTGGGCAAGTTCTTTTCGTAGCTCAGATTCGCCCATAGATCTTAATCCGCCGGTTACTACACCGAAGAATTGATCCAGGCTACGACTGAGATCGTCGAACCTTCCAATATTGATAGATTCCTCTATCGGGCTCCCGACAGCTCCTTGGTAATTTACTGAGGAAGACTGGGTATTGCCGCTGATGTTTCTTTGGGATCTTTTGGATCTCGATGTTCTTGATCCAGAGTTAGAACTCACATCAACCATAAATTATTACTTCTTTCCTCGGGCAATTTCTGCCGCTGCGTTTCTGTTGGAATAGTCGCCGTATATTTGCAGACCGCTTCCGACAAATCGGAACGCTGCATCCCTTTGGGTCTGATAAGACTTATAAGTAACGTCGGTTATTGTATTTAAAGCGCCAACACGGGCAGCTTCTTTATTTTGTTGAACAGCGTCAGAAGCTCTCTTGCGATTACCTTCAATCCGGGCCAAATCTAATCCGGCGAAATAACCGGCTTGGCCTATAAGTCTCTGCGAAGTTACCGTGCCTAAGCCCCCGGTTTCCCCGGAGATTACTCTTAGCGAAGCAATTTCCCGATCAACCTGACGGCTTCTTTCGGTTTTGTCTTGCTGCGCTTCAGCAGCGATTTGGTCTTGCTGTAGCTGTAATTGTTTGTATTGCTGCTCTAGGTTTCGATTAGCAGCCGCAACCTGAGCCTTTTGTTCGGCCCGGGCTGATGAAATAGTTGATACTGTTTGGGCGGCGGATAATAGAAAACCCGCCACCATTAACGGTGCGCCCATTTATTCTTGCCTTGATATTTCGTTAAAGAATCCAGTCCAAGCAGCGTTATTAATTGTAAACGGTAAATAGCTGTCTGACTGAATTTCTATCTTAACCGTATCGGCCTTTGAATAAACCGGAAAACGGAATCGGCCTTCTTCTTCAATTGCTAAAGATCCGACCAAGTTGTTACCAGACCCAACAATTCTTCCTGTGAATTCGTATTCAATAGGATCTCTAAATTCTGGCGTAACAATAACTTTAAAATATCCGCTATCTTTGTACGACAACGTGATAGTTTTTAACTGTAATCTTCCGGTAATGACAGAGGACTGGTCTTGGTTCCTGTAGTGGATCTTTGAGAGTTCCCCTAAGGAAGTATATCTTAAACCAATATATATTGTACCAGTTGCGTGATTTCCGTTCGCTCGAATAGTAGTCGAAGCTGGATATGTAATCGGAACTAAATCCCCGGCCAAACCGCCATCACCGAATACGGCGATAACATCATTAAGATGGGCATAAGGAAGGGTCCAGGTTGTCCAATCGTTTACTGCGTCATAAGTTCCGCTGGTTTTAGTAACTCGACGGTCCAATTTAATTTCACAGGGAAGATAAGGATCTTTACTCTCGCCACTGACTTTAATCGTTTCTATGAATCCTGATGCTCCTCTTTTAACTATAATATATAGTTTTGAGTCCATACAAAGGATTCCCTGAATAACTCCGTCTAAGCCAACATTCCACCTGTGCCACGCAGATTGTACCCGCTCTTCGCCCTTCATATAATAATTATAGGCGTAGATAGAATCTCTATCCTCAGCCGATAGGGCAAACAAAGTTTGTGAGGGGGGATCTACAGCAAGCTGTATGATGTTATTAGGAATATATCCTAGAACATGCTTGGTTGCGTCGGCGGCAGTATTTGTGATCGTACTGTCGTCGTAGAAATATTCGAAAACAATTCCGTAATTACCGTCGCTGGACGGGAAATATAAGCTGTTGCCAATAGCAACCGGCTTACAATTCGGAGATGTTTTATAAAATGTGGAAGGGTCCATAGACGCCGTACCAGGCGTCAGGCGTTCTTGCTGAGATACTTCGAACTGAACGTTATCTGAAGTGGTGAACAAGGATTGACGAAACGGAACCGCCCATTTCAAAAGAGCAACCGTAGAAGTCGTATTGCCGACATCAATCGGATCGCTATCTAAAACTTCAGTGGCTTTTTGTGGCCAGAAGTTAAAGTAATCTCCGGCTTGACCAAAGATAACATTTTCATCCGCAAGGAATACCAAGCGATCTTTGTAGAACGTGATGTCCTGAACAGATTTACCAATAAAAGTTGGGGCAGGGACTAAAGTCGAATCACCGACAGCTCGGGATTTCCAAGTAGCTTTTTTAAATGTAAAATCACCGCTAGTTTCTTTTACAAGAACGTGCGGCATTTTAGTGGATTTGAAAGAATTCTGGCCGTTTGGGTTTACTGTTTCTACCCAAGCATTAGCAGCGGCGTTTCCGATTACATAGTAATCATCCAATTCCGTTGCTTCACCAGTTACTTTATATATAGCCCCAGTTACCACGGTTGACGGTAAGTCAGAGAATTTCTCTACTACGCCGGTTATTGTTCCAGTGGTTGCTGTGTCTAATTCCGTGATTACTGTACGATTCGTTATTAACGTATAGTCGGCGATAGACGTTAGGGCAAACTGTGTGTTACCAGTAATTGCCGCGCTTAAGTAAGATTTTCCGTCGGGAAAATTTACAGTTTTCTGAGCGCCAGTAAGAGCATCATATACTACCAAATCATTATTGGTAAGAATGACGATATATTTTTCATTGGCGCTTCTATCAATTCCATGAACAACGACGTTACCGGAAAGGGCAACAGTTGAGATATTGGAAAGGTGTCTAATCGAAGCCCGTTTAGAAACCCCGCCAGTAACAACCGACATGGAAAGATTTTCTGCTTCTTCTACTTGGGAAGGCAACCGGACCACGCTAGGCTGTCTGCTTACCCCATTAAATAAATATGGGATTGGTTGCTCAACTAATCGGCCCATTAAGATTTCCAGAGTTTATTGTTGCGGTATGCGATGCTATTTGCGGAGGAGCTGGAAGTGAGGACGTTTGAGTCATCGGTATCGCTTTGAGCGTCCAGCCACGCATCTAAAGCTTCTTTTTCTTTACGCTCGGTAAACTTGTCGAGTGCGACAGAGCCCATAGCGTTTTCTTGGAACAGTCTTCCGGCGCGGCATAAGATGTAATATCTAATCGCGTAGGGAAGATCTTCGTAGTCCAGCTCGGCGACATAATCGACGACAAGATTCTTTGTGAAAACAAAGGTGTTATTGTCCAGGTCGTACAAACGGTTGCCTCGTTGGGCAACTCTAGTTTTCTTATCGACGCCTGAAGAATCTATCTTGAGGACATTATTCGGAAGGTAAATATAACCATTCAGATCTTTCGACAGAGAGAATTCGTACTCCGAATTGCAGTCCCAGCCTTTAGCTTGGACATCCCTAGAAACTTCGTTAAGTTTCCTTAGGGCCAGGTTGGCGTCGGCCAATCCTGAATTTAAAGACGACACCGGGGATTCCCCAATGGCATCCAACATTGAATTTATTGCTTCTAACTTAGTTATATTTGCCATACGAAAAAATGGCCGGAAGGTTTCCCCTCCGGCCCTTAGTATTATTAAAAGACGTTTCTTATTACGAAGTCTTAAATTCTACAGCCGTTTCAGCACGTAAAGTGCCGCTACCGGCCAGCATAGATGCGACCATAAAGTCTTCTTTACGCCGAACGTCGCGCTCGGTTTCCATGCCCAAGTCGGCAAGTTTAACCGTACCAACAGCCATCGGAGTCCAGAGACAGCCGGTAGTTGTCGAATAGTTTGCGCGGTATTTCGCCCAGACAGAAGTATCGCTGGTTTCGTTAGCCGTTGGCAGCAAATTGGTCGGATAGACCATTACGCCGTCTACGTTTAACATTTCGGTACGTTGTGCTACCGAACCTGTGCCGCCTAATTGGCGATCCAGAATCAAGTAGTTGCCGTTACCGTCACGTGCGTATTTAATTGCATCGAAAGTAGGTTTATTTACAGCGCAATAACGAG